CTTGCAAAAAATACAAACCTTGGTGGACCCATTCTTATATACAACACGCTCATAAGTGTAAATACCGCTATGAATTTTTTTGGCTCTATCTATAAACTCTTGCTGCGTGTACTTTTTATTTTTAACCCTAGGTTGTGCTTGGGCAGTATTTTCATTACAATTGCGGTCAGTCATAACTAACTCCGAACAGTTTGTTGTGATTAGAAAAGCCATTATTGTTAGTCGCAATAGTGGCTTTTTGCTGTCTTAATTATAACACAATCACTACCTGTAAAACATTGATATTGCTAGAAAAGAAACGGTAAAGACGCCATTTGGGGCGAACCTTGAATGACCGTTTTCCAAATACTTCATGTACGGAACGGCTGAAGTAAAATAGAGTGAGTGTAATTTATCTTTCGGCATAGCCCTAATAAAATTCATGCCTTCTGCCATAGCGCCACTACGCCCTATCGTCTTGCCTTCAACGAACGTCCAATTAGGCGCATCTAGAGATAGATTAATATTGGATACTGCTTGACTTGAATCTACCGGCATCTTATCAACTACAGCCGTCAGCATATCAGTAGCAATGTCTTTTGACCGCTTAACCGCTGCACGCTCCACAACGTCAGCAAACAGGCTTGGTGCTTTATCCCACATTAAGCCCCCTTAGTTGCAATATCCAAATTGACTTGGTTGGGTCTTGGCTAACGTCCATGACGCGCCTATCCTGACCATCTACCACAATCACATCATCCACTTTTGGCGTGTCCGTGACTTCGATTTGCAAAGCGGTCAGCTTAACGTCTGTCGTTTCAATCTGCGTGACCTGCATTTCAAGCGTTGAGTAGCTGCCAAACGTACCACGTCCTGAATAATTAATATCAGCAGCGCCTACATACTCGCCCAATTCGGGGTCATAAGCGCCACCTGTACCTTTGCGAGTCGCGGTAAATGCGGTAACAGCATCTTTTAATTGGTTGTCAAAGGCGCGAGGTAGGTGTTTATTGATAATCGCGTTAATCATACGACCACCATACCAATGCCTTTAACTTTTGGTTTGATTAACAGTTTTAACATGCGTCCATAGCTGGACTGACCGAGCCAGTCGTTTACGAGGTTGTCTTTATCGCTAAATTGTACCTCGACTGTATCGGCTTTTACTTTTGTCACAGTCTGCTCAGTAGCGCCATTTGACACCGTGAGCATGTGCGCTGTTAGATAGCCCATAGCCATCTCTAACTGACTATCAGCAATGTCATAGATAGTAATAAACAGCCCAGCATCATCTAACGCTTGCTGTATCACTACATCATCAGTAAATGATGGGTAACGCGTTTTAAATGATGCTAAGTCCATAGTATTTACTCTTTTTCTTTGGTTGATTTGCTAGCAGCTTTGCCAGTCTCAATCAGACCAGCATCCAGCCATGCCTTGACCACATGATTTTTATCATCAAACTTATCAACATCGACCGTTTGACCCGCATCAATCGCCGTACCGTCTGCAAGCTGCAAACGGCTGTTACTTTTGTTTGTTACCTGCATAATTACACCCCATCCATATAGCGCATTGCTTCTTTGGTGCGAACCTCTAGGCCACCCAAGCGGAAGACGCCCGGCACAACGTAGTTAAGCGCACCCACTTGAACCGCTGGTAAAAACTTGTGCATCATTGGAATGTGCAATTTGAGCACGCGCGAATTGTTTGTGTAAGCCACTGCACGGTCGATTGTGCCACCTGTACCACCATTCTTAAGACGGCTGATAGCGCGTACAGTCAACGGCTGACCAGTGGTAGCAGTGTATGTGTTGTACTTTTGGATAAAGCTCAGCAACGTACCGCCCTCTTTGCTTGATAGTGGCGTAGAGGCAAGGTAGGTAAACACACTGTACGGTAGCAATAGCGTGTCAGCTGCCATCTGGTATTCAGTATCAGCAGCAGTGCCGCTAATAAGCTTGTTAATGGCCGCTAAAATCTCATCTTCGGTTGATGTGATAAAGGTTTTTGTAGACGACTCAAGCGTGACGCCTGACGTGTTAATCAAACCCTGCATACCTTTGCTTGCATCACCAGTGATAGCCACTTTATCCACAAAACGCTCATACGTCTCACGCGCTGCGATAGCATCATTGTTCTGTAGATTCACGCCATATGCTAATGAGGCTTGCACTTCTTCATAGCCGTAAGCGTAGCCCACACCAGCCATGTGTACCTCTGACTGTGATTCGCCGTATTTGTTACCAGCGGTTGGGATGTCATTGGCGTTGCCGTTAATCCAATCAGCATTACCAAACGTCTCAGCACTGCGGAACGTGATTGTTTTCGTCCACTCAGGGGCGCTGTTATCAACTGGCACCAAATCAGGGTAAACAATTTCAGGGAAAACGGTTTTGTTTACTTCGGTTTCAATGTGATTGCGCTGATTTTCGACAAACGCAAGCATTGATACTGCATCATACTGTTTCATATTTCGTGTCCTATTTTAGACGTAATTGAGCAAGACCACCGCTTGCAGCCGAGGTTTCAAAACGAGCGCCAGCCATTGCAGCACCCAGCAAATTAAACTTACCAGTTGCCAAATCAACAGCGGCAGCGTCACCAGCAGCGACAGCAGCAGTAACTTCGACCCAAATCACACCTTCTTCCATGATTCGTGCTGACTCGTACTGCACAAACTTGCCATTACCTGTTAGGTCGCTAGCAGTGCGGTCGAGTACCGTCACACCGACAAACTTAGTGTCACCAGTGGTCACAGCTCGGCAACCTTTGTCGTTTACGCCTTGAGCCACTGCCAAGCCAAACGCGATACCAGCGGCATCTTCGACTGTTCGGCTAATGATATTGCTGTTTTCAGTGTTGGCGATTGCACCAGCAACACCTTTGTCCATTTCATTTTTAAAGTTCATCGCTTATGCCCCTGTCTTAATTTTGTTTGAACGATTGATTGTTCGCTGTTCATATTCCGACTGACCATGATCTGCCACTTTGGTTTGTGGCTTATGGTCATTCATGGCGTTAGCAAATGGGTCTTGCTTTTCGGCTGACTCGGCCAAAATATCAAAGCGAGCATCAATGTAAGCCTCGGTTTTACCCTCAACGGCGGCATCGCCCAACTTGGCAACCACAGCAGCTTTTTTGATGTCTGCGTCTGACAAACCAGTAAAGTCCGTGTCCGCGACTGATTTAGCTTTGGCGAGCAAGTCACTGCGAGCCTGTACCTTTGCATCAATCTCAGCGTCCGACAGCTTAGCGGCTTTCAGGGCGTCAATCTCAGCGTCCTTTTTGGCAAGCTCAGCGTCTTTAGTAGCAATAGCAGCATCGTGTGCTACTTTTGCATCATTAAGCGCCTTGACTGCTTCGTTCTTGGCATCAGCAATCTTGTTTACAGATGCTAGCCCCTCTTGCGTGGTTTCAACTGTTAAGCCGTCCACAATTAGTGTTTTCAAGTCCACGTTATGATCTCCTAAGACTTTGGTTATTGGGGACGTTCCCCAGTTTTGTGCGTCTGTAAAACCACACTCTTTACCCGCCCTGCCTCTATCGACAATCGCAAGGTGATTAATTCGTATATTCTTTTGTATGGCTTGGTAGGCTTGACCATCAGGCGTTACGCCATCAGCAAACTCAATCTCAGCCATATAGCCCATTGATACTTCGGCTTTACCAGCTTTGACCTTAGCTATCGTGTCACCGTCCATAATTTTGTAGGACACGCTGACAAACTCACCATCACGGACAACATCGCTGCCAATATCGCCTTTTCCGTACTGTTTCCAGTTGTCGGCAGTTACGAATTCGGGCGGGTGGTCATCGCTAATCGGTTTGTTTGCATAACTCGCTAAAGATTCACGGCTAAACACTTCCGATTCTGGTCTATAGACGCTGATAACGTCATTGGTAGGCAACCCTAGCTCACTGCCTAGATAACTCTGTAATCCGGTGCGAGCGCAGCGTAAAGACCCTACTAAATAGCCGTCCTGTGTTTCTTTCATGCCCCCGATTTGGGCGCGGTCTGTAAATTTCATGTCATGCCCTTATTGTGGACGTAAAAAAACCACTCGTTTGAGTGGCTGTGTTATTCGTACTCATCAGGTCTGCAACTGTCAAACCAGTCATAATCTTTACTGCGACGCTCAGCTATGGATTTGACAAGATCATTTCGCGTGCGTATTTCATCCCAGTATTCAGTATTTCCAACCTCTACCGTATCAATATCGCGTTCAGCGTCATATTTGCTCATAGCTATTCCTCATCATCAATCAACCACTGCGCCCAACATCGGCAACGTATCGGCTGTCTTGGTAACTGTCCGTTATCGCCTGAGTTGGCTTTGCGTGTGTCCTGTGTCTTACCTGCCAAGTATTGATGCTTTGACCTAACACGGCTATCGCCTTGCGAGCGCCATACATATTTGTATAAACCGCCCTGCTTGGCTCTAAATGCCGTCAACTCACTGGATAACTTCTCCATTTGGTCAGATGCTATCAAATCACCACGCTTGGCTTGTTTACCTAATATCTCGTTCAACTCTTTTTTGAGCTGTGTTTTGGTCGTACCGTTGATTTGACCATTGATAACCGCTTGCTCAATACGTGTGCGTGTCTGCTCTGATAAGTCAGTAATTAGCGACACATTGCGCTTAACGATGTTGTTTATCAGGTCGTCAGTATCAGTAGCACCTATCAATGCGCTTATATCAGCCTTAGTTGCCGATTTAACGCCTTGAACAAAAGCCTTATCCAGATATACCGACTCTTGCGCTATAAGCTGACTGACAGCCGTTTTAGCACCCTCTGTGGCTTGAGCTAATGCAGTAAACACAGCGTAAGTGATAATAGCCGTCTCTATCGTGCTGTCCTCATTAAGCGACTCAGCATAGACAGCAAGCAAGGTCTTATTAATCTCGCTGCCTGTCTCTTTAAGCATACGACGCAGTATTTTTTGATACGTCCGTTGACTGGTCAAACGCTCAACGATGCGAGGCAGTTTGATATTTTTGGCTTTGCCGATTAGCTCAGGTAGATTGTAGTTCATAGCCGAGCCTTATTTTGGGCAATAAAAAACCCCACTATTTCTAGTGAGGTTGTTTTGGTATTTGATAATATTCTTTTATCAGCGATAAGTTATCTCTGTAATCTTGCCTATCTTAGAGTCTTGCAATTCATCAGTAACGCGCTTTGCGTAAGCCTTGCTAAGTTGCTCGTTAAGGAGTTCGGCAAAATTCGATGGGCTATCATTAAACTGTAGCAAGTCATCTATATCTACAGCCACCCTAAATATATAACTACCTACCCATCTTTGATAGGTTAAGTGGTCGCCATGTGCGCTATATCGGTACTCAAAACCGTCAACCTCGTGTATTTTTAATCCCAAACGGTTAACTTTTTGGTAAAACAATTCGGCTTTATCTAGCATCATCATAGACATTTTATTACTCGCTTTAGTAATCGCTTATCAGGCAGGTGTGGCAAAGTGATAAGCGTTGCACTCTTTCAAGTGAGGTAATTAATCCCACTCTAGCCACCTGATTATTATACCACAGACTCATCACCATCTAAGCCAAAGTTATCATCAAGCTCACCATCACTTGATAGTGTCGCATCACCTAAGTTTGGCAGCACATCAAAGTTAACAAACTGATTCGTTGCAGCTTCTCGTAGCTCACCAGCCTCATATAGACCAGTATCAACCAGCGTTTTGATTGTGTTTGCCAGTTTTTCACCAGTCTCAGCAATCTCTTTAGATGACGGCTGTGCTAATGGCGCCCATAGATAGCTAATATCATCGGGACGTGAGCCAAGTGCTGACCGTATCAAGCACTCATCAAGTATCTGTAACGCTGGCTGTAGCTCTAGCGTTTGCATTGTCTTAATGTCGTCGTAGTAATTATCCAGCTCGCCGCTGACACTGCCATTCAATCCGCGTGGTAATTGCCCTAAAAACTTACTTGCTGGTATGCCTTGAGTAGCACCAACTAAGATAGCAAAACGCTCCATGATGTTGTCAA